GATATTCTACTGATATTTTATTACCTGCAACTGGTGCTTGTCCTAATACATTTCCTTCACTAAATATTAATTCGTAAAATCCATTAGGTGCTTCTCTTACAATATAAACTTTTGATGTTGGTGTTATATTAACTGAATTACGTATATCAGAATATTCAGAAAAACTTTGTGAATTTACATTATCAAAAACTTTTATTACAAGTGTTGATGTATCGACGTTTGTATCAGGTATAATATAAACAGCATTATCAGATTGATTACCGACTATAAATGTTTTTGTTTTTAATATACCTTCTTTTATTGTAATATTACTTGTATCGTCTTGATTTTTAAATGCAAAATTACCAGAACCATCATTTAATGCAGTTGTTTCATTAACAGTATTAAAAGTATATGTAACATTATCTATTGTAGATGTAAATGCAGTGAACATTGGAAGTGTAGCACTTCCTGTAGCTGTATCTGATGTAGCAGCCGTTATATTAACAACAGCTTGTGAACAAGTAGTTGATCTAGGATAATATCCTAAATTAGCAGCATGAGATAATGCAGATGATCTTAATTGAGCTGTATTTAAAAATGCTTCGTTCAATGCCATATTTGCAGTTAAACCATTAATATGTGTATTATATGCAAGCACATCTAATATATTATTTAAACCAGAAGCTTCAAAATCATAATCAGCAAATTCAGATTGTTGCGCAAAATAATTTTTTAAATTTGCTTTAATTGTGTCAAAATCTAAAGCAGATGATTTAATAGTAGTAGCCATTATCTTAACCTCGTAAGTTCTACATTTAATTCTACATTTTCAAATGTGTTAATAATTTGAAATCGTACTAGCAATTCTATTGAATTATTATCTGGCCTAGCATTTACTTTTAATGATTGTACTAAAGCTCTCGGTTCATAATTATTGATTGCTGCAGATATATGATCCATAATTTCAAGTTCATCTAAATCGTCAATGTTTTCAAATAGAAAAGAATTTAAATTACCTCCATAATAATGTTTAAATGGTTTATCACCGTGATTACTTAATAACAAATTTTTTACAGCTTGTTTAACAGATGCAACATCCGTTTTCTTAAAAACATCACCCATTGATCGCGCAGTAAATGTTAAGTCTACATCTTTGTAAACTCTTTCCCTACTTGATACAATAGTAGGTTTTTCTAACTGGCCATCTTCTTGTGAAAAAACTCTAGGCATTACTTAGTACACTCACATTTACAACCCGTACAAATATCATTCACACATACCATACAATCTTCATTACAATGACATTTATGTCCACACTTTTCACATTTTCCGTTACAAGTACAACTCATTTTTTATCCTCCATTTAACTTATATTTATACTAACCTGAGAACACCTTTGAAGATCCTGATGTTAAACTCCCTGCATCAACAGCGTCACCAATTCTAGCAATTGCTGCATTAACTACAAAAACTTTTTCAGAACCGCCACTAATTGTTGCAACGTGTGGTGTACATATAGGATCACCATTTCCATCAGTTCCAGTTCTAATATTATGACTTTCAGTTGGATCACCTACACGTGCTATTAATATATTATCTGAAAATACTTTATCTTGTCCAGGTGTATCAAGTGTTGATGTTGTATCACACTCATGACCCGTACTTAATGTATCAAATTCTCTACAAACTGCTAGCATTATCCTGTATAAAATCCTTTCGCAGATGCAGTACTTGTTGCAGCAAGTTCTCTATTTAATGTTCTTGTACTGTTTGCAAGTGCATCTTTTTCTTCTTGTACAAATCTATTTGCTACACTATTTTGTACATTAGATGTACTGTTTCTGAAATAATGTAAGTTACCTGAGGAATTTTTCTTACCACGTTCTGCATATATTGCACTTATAAGTTCTTGATCTGTTACAGTAGATGCTGTTTTACCTGTACGTGTTAATGCTCTTTGTACAATAGTATTTGCTCCACCAGAACCATGTTGTACTGAAGTACTCCATACTGCATCTTGTACACCATTACTCCATGAGCCATCACATACATCTATACCAGTAGATTGTTTAATCTTTCTTACAGCTGGGTTATGATGTGATCCTTGTATAAAATCATGTTGTGCTTGTGCAAAATCAGGATCATTATTTGATAATCTTTTCCATTCATCTTTAAATTGTGCAGAACCAGAAGTTGCACTAGTATTACCACCTGCATTATTTAATGATGTTCCAAACTTTTTATATCTATCATCACTTTCTACAAATTTAAAAAATTCTTTCATTGTACCTGTTTTAGTAGCAATCTGATATGAACCATAAGAAAAACCACCCGTACTATCATTACCTATTGCACCAGGTTTACCATTGGATTCATATTTTGATGATATTGATCCTAAATTTTTTCTAGTACAATTACCTGGTTCAGTAACATCACCAGCTGACATAGGCCCACCATCACCATTTTGTGGCCCCAAACCTCCACTACCATCTACTGCTTGAGGTGTACTAGTACCACCTCCACCCGCTGTTGCATTTTCTACCGGTTCAATACCAGCAAATGCAAACTTTTCTGGTGCTGGAGCAATTGGATCTGCTTTTGCTAAATCAATTCTTGTACCTCTAATATCCATCGGACCATTTGCATTAATAAATGCATCAGTACTTATATTATTATATGCACCATCTGTTTCTAAAAATACATCACCTTTTGAATAATATTGTTGTTGTCCAGTTGATAGTAGTTTAATGTTTGTATCTGTACCTATTGTAATATCTTTTGATGCAGATATTGTAATATTACCATCAACCATCCATTCAACATCACCAGTTACATACAATTTATCTGTACCAGTTACACTTCTGAATCCGTTTTTGTGTTGTGCAATGAAGTCTCCATTTGGTTGTATTTCAACTAATGTTCCAGATTTATGAAATACTTGTAATCTTTCTCCACCAGGTGTATCGTCAATTTCAATCACATGGCCAGACGGTGTTCTTTTAACTTTGTTATTTGGATAAACTGGTTTTCTTACATTTGTTTGTTGTGGTTCATCATTAACTGGTTCTTCTTTTCTTTTTGTTTGATGATCAAATTCTTGATAGTCTGCTCTTGTTTGATCAAATTTTCCTTCTATACCATATGGATCTTGAACTTCATTATCACCACCTTGTGCATTTACATCAGTTGTAGTTCTTGATTGCACTTTTCCATTTTCTGACGTATATGTTTCACTATGTGGTACTGATCCAAGAACAAGTGGCATTTGTGAATTTTTTCCATCAAGAAAAATACCAAATACACGAGCTCCAGTTTGTACACCCAAAAAATTACCCTGATTATTTACACCACCTTCTGTAACTGGAGCCATAACTTGAGCCCATGGTAGTTTATCATCTGGTATTTCTTGTTGATCTTCACTATGTACACCAAATACTCTTACACGGACACGACCCATTTTGATAGGATCTTTTAAATCTTTTACAATACCCATGAACCATCTTATATTATCACCATAAAAATTATCCATTTGCGTCCATACTCCCTAGTTTTACTATAGTAAAAGATATGTCATAGTTTTCTCTTTTTATCATGTGTCTCGCTTTATATATTAAATAATTACCTGAAAGTTTTGAATCAATTGTACTCATTTTTTCATGCGGAAGTGCTACATCACGCGTTTTGGAAAATTTACAGAATAATAAATTTCCTATAGTGTAGTGATGATCACCGTCCATAAAATCTAAACCATTTATACCAATATTCATTGGTGATTTTTTTAATAATTGCTCTATAGATTTTCCAGATATAAACAATTTATAATCTGCTTCATCATATGCTTCACCAAGTGCTAGTGGAAAGTTGGGTTTTGAATTATCCAATGGTAGATTTGTTAATCTATAAGGATTTGAACCACCAAATAATGCATAGTGATTACTTTGTAATTCATTGAAGGGTATATTGTTTAATTTAAAACTTGGTGAATATGGTGGGTTTTTTTGATTTTTGAAAATTTCACCTGATTGTATAGCTGGTTGTAATGCATCTTTTATAACATCATAGTCAAATTCTAAATCTGTATCTTCATCTGGTGCTGCAGTATTTAAATATGTATACTTAGCGCCGATATGTCCATTTTTAATTAATTTAAATAAATCTTCAGCTTTAGCCGCTTCCATAGTTTTTATTGCTCTTCTTGCAATTACTGGATTTGGATTCTGAACTGATGATGGCGACCAAGTATATGGATATTGTCTATTAATTACTTCACTAGATAATAAAGTTTCTAAATCTCTTAAAACTAATTTATTACCAACAAATGTAGAAAATACAAAAAAGGGAAAACCATTTTGTGTTGTTAAACTGTTTGTCACCCATTTAATTGCATCTAATGGAGACATATTTGGAACTATTAGATTATAAAGTTGATTATCTTTTGGATTATCAGTTTTTGCTAGTTCTATACCTAAAAATTCTTCACATATTTTTTCTATTATTTCATGACCCTTACCGTCATAAAATTTATTTACATTTTGTAAATTTGCAATATAACCAACTTCTTCTATTAAATGCAACATAATAATTTGTTGGTGTTCGCTTACTCGATGTTGAGTAGAAACATAATGAACATAAAATGTTTTTTTAATTACTTGTACAGTTGAACTATCAAATTTATCTCGATTAGATTGAAATCGTAATGTTATTTTTTCTCCACCGATAATATCAGCACTTTCGTACCACCCTTTATCATCATTTAATATTAAATCTGCAGTAATATATGGTTTATCCATATCTTCAAATATGTCGCATGAAACAAACATGTTCTTTAAATCGATCATGCCGTCAAATCTAGGTGTTTGTAAAAAAAGACCTTCTATAAAATATGGTGATGTTGTACCTGTCATTATGATCTAATGGCTGAATTAAATGATTTAACCACTTCTCCAATTATTTGTTTTTTAATAATTTTAATTTGTTTTAAATTATCGTTTTGCCTTGTTAATTCATCTAGCCAAGTTTTTTCTGTATATGTCGAAGGTCGAGAAGCATTCGGATCAATATCAACATATTCACCAGCTGCGTTTTCATAATGATGAACTGCATTAAGTCGATCCGAAGTTGCACGCACCGTTAATAATTCATCTACAATTGTTGTAGTTGTTCGAACTATTTCACTAGCTTGAAATGATTTATTATTTGTACTCTTTACCCATATTTGACCAAGATCAAGATTACGATGTACTATAGTTCCAGTTGCAAATGTAGTAAGACCTTCAACACTTTCACCTATTGCATATTTGTCGGTTAAAACAGTTTGTGTATCAAGAACTTTTTCTGTATAATTATCAACTGCAAATTCATATATTTTTGCATTAGATAATGGCCAACCTTGTTCTCTTATATGATTATTCATTAACCAGAAAGTCCAATAATAATTAATAGATCCATACAATTTAAACGAAACTTGATCTGGTCTTTCATCTGGTAAAATATAATAATCTTGATATGCAGTAGATGCATCTTTAATTTGATCTATAACATCTGAAAATATCCCAATGTTTTCTACACGATTCGATAAACCTTCTTCACCAAAAAAGTAATCTACTTTTGGAAAATTACTAAAGTATGCTGACATTATATTCTCCTATGTCCCAACGTTTTGTGGTCCTGTGTCCGGTGCACCAATATTTTCTCTTAATTGATCTAATTGTAATTCTCTTTCTGCATCAAATAAATTATCATTATCTTCATTTTCGATATCTTGACGAGATAGAGTTTTGTATTCTGTAAAGCTTAAATTTAAATCGACTTCATTAGGTGAACCATCTGGATGTAAAACAGCACTAGTAGGATTATACACTGCAGATATATTTCTAAGATAACAATATTTAATCGGAGTTCCAACATTTCGAAATCTACCTCCAACTTGACTTTTTAATTTAATTTTAAATAAATTCGGATATTCTAAAGCTATAGGAAATGCACCGTTTCCTGGTATTTCAGCAGGATATGCGTGATATCTAAAAAATTTAATAATCTTTTTTATAGCTACTGATTCTCTTTGACTTTTAGGTATAAATTTAAATTGAAATGCAAATTCTCGAATTGAAACACCATTAAATTTAGTTCTTAAATTTGGATTAATTGTAACTCTTGCAGTTAACTGAATTGCATCTGCAACACCTGCACCCATACCAAGAGATGCAAAGTTAACTGCACCCGCACCCATTGCTGCAGCAATTCTACCAGCTTCACCAGTATATGCACCTCCAAAAAAGAAATCTTTTAAAGATGCTGCACCTGCACTAAAAGCATTTGCTAAAGCACCTCCGACTGTTCCGCTAGCAGAATTTCCTTGCAACACATTTGCAACTGCACCACCTATTGCACCTAAAGCAGCATTATCATATTGAAATGCATCATTAACTTGAAATGATATAGGTAGATATAACTGTACTCTATCACCTGATATTGGTATTATTTTTTGTCCAGTTGCATTTGCAAGACCACTTCCAATTTGTTTACCAATGTCTTTTACTGTGTCTGAGCCAGAAGTAACTACAATATCTTTAAACGTACTTGCAGATGTAAATCTAATCGGAGCTTCAGGTGGTTGTATTCTTATAGCTTGAAATACAATTTGAGATCCAACTTGTGCGTGTGTATCAATCGGAAATCTTACACCTCCGCCACCATAACTGAATGCATTCGGTATCTGATTCTGTTGAATTGACATATTATTAACCTATTATAAATAAATTTAAAACTATTTATATCAAATTATGGCGTATTCTGGTAAGTTTAAAGTAAAGAACCTTAAGAAGTATAAAGGAGATTTCGATAATATTATTTATCGATCTTTGTGGGAAAGACATGTATTCAAATGGTGTGATGAAAATCCAAACGTAAAACAATGGTCATCAGAAGAAATCATTATACCGTATTTTTACGAAGCAGATAAACGTTATCATAAGTATTTTCCTGACGTCAAAATAGTATTTGAGAATAAAACTTTGTTAGTTGAAATAAAACCAGAAGATCAAACTGTACCACCTACAAGTCCAAAGCGTACTAAAAGATATATTGCAGAAGGTTTTACTTATGTTAAAAATATGAATAAGTGGGAAGCAGCAGAAAGTTTTTGTAAAGATCGTGGTTGGGAGTTTCAAATATGGACAGAAAAAACGCTACAAGAAATGAAATTACTACCAAAAACAATGCCTGGTAAATTAAAACCTTTAAAACGATTACGTCCATATCGAAGAAAACGTAAAAAATAATTATAAATAACGATATGGCTGGAGAAAGTTTATTTAGACAAATGGAAATAGAAGCATTTCGTGCTGGTATTACACCACGAACGAAAGAATCTATTCGTTGGTTTAGTCAAAAAGCAAGGCAATTGTTTCGTGGAAGAACAATTAATAATCGTAGAGATATTATGCAAGATGATGCATTAAGTTTAAAAAGTAGACCTGATAGATCTGCATCTCCTATTGGTAATATGTACATGTATTATTATGATGCAAAACATAAAGCAACATTGCCATACTTTGATGGATTTCCATTAGTAATTATGATGGGACCGGCTAGAGGTGGATTTATGGGTGTCAACTTACATTACTTACCGCCTGTATTGAGAGCAAAGATGTTAGATGTTGTACTTGGAAATGGTGGTAAAATACCTGAAAAGTTTTTAAAACCTGCATTAAAACATTATTTAACTACACAAGTAAAAAGTCGATTTGCACTCGTTGAAAAACCAGAATGGGAAATTGCAACGTTTTTACCAATGGCTGATTGGAGAGGTGCAAGTGCAAATAAAGTATATCAAGATTCTCGAAAATTGTATGGTGGATTATAATGGTAGCATCAATAGATAATCTTAAAAGTACAATATCGTCGCGTGGTGGTATTGCGCGGCCAAATAACTTTCTTGTTGAGTTACCATCTTTACCTGGATTTAGTCGAGCAAGTGATCCATTAAATATTTTATGCACACGTGCTTCAATACCAAGTAAACAAATATTAACAACAGATCGTCGTATTGGTATGGAGTTTGAAAAAATTGCATACGGCTATGCAGTGGATGATGTATCATTAACGTTTTTAGTAACAAACGATTATTATGTAAAAAAGTATTTTGATAGATGGAAAGATTTTATAATAGGTGAAGATCGACAAATAGCTGCATATAAAAACGACTATCAAGCAAAAGTTGTTATTCACCAATTAAGGAATTCAATACCACGTACAGCTTTTGATATTCAAGTAGGTTCATTGCCTATTGGTATCGATGTTACAAATTTTTTAAATTCACTTACCGCAAAAGCCGGCGTTAATGTTGGATTAACAACATACTCAGTAGAACTTATTGACGCATTTCCAACTACAATTAGCGCAATAGAATTTAATAACCAACCAGATGCATTTGTTGAATTGAATATTCAAATGTCTTATACTAATTTTAAAAGAGCTGAAAGCTCACAAATTAGTTTTAAATTATAGGAGAAATTATGGTACTACCAAGATTGAATAATGATGTAAATTATAATTTAGTTATACCGTCGACAAATAAAGAAATTCAGTATCGACCATTTTTGATGAAAGAAGAAAAAACATTGCTTACTGCAATGGAATCAAAAAATAATAAAGTAATATTTAATTCTTTATTAGATACAATTAAATCATGCATAAAAGATGATATTAAAGTTAATACACTTACTTCATTTGATATTGAATATATGTTTTTGCAAATAAGATCAAAAAGTGTAGGTGAAACAGCAAAAGTAGGAGTTAACTGCAGTAAGTGCCAACATTTAAATGAAATTGAAATTAAATTAGATGATATAAAAATTAAAATACCAGACGTAAATAAAACAATACCTTTAGATGATAAGATAACTTTAGAAGTAGATTGGCCGAGTTTTAACGATTTAATTAAAAGTGATATTATAGATGAAGGTGAAATTACTACAGATAAAATATTTGGAATGATGCAACATTGTTTTAAAGCAATTGTAACTGATGATGAAAGAATAAACTTAAAAGACGTTTCAAAACAAGAATTACAAGATTTTATTGATTCTATGAACGCAGGCCAATTTGGTAAAATAAAAGAATTTATAGAAAACATACCAAAATTACAACATATGATAGAATTTAATTGTAGTGG